TATGTCTAATTCGTCAGCAGCTTTTCCAGACTTCTCATACATTGTTTGTAGATATGTCTGAATAGTTTCGTGCATCGCCGTACCATAGATCAGATAAATAGAAGGTTTAAAGCTACTCTGCTTCTTGATATAAGTCAAGTACCATTGATACTGGCATTGATTGTATATAGAGTACTGAGAATAACTTACGGCCTTTTGATAGGCGTAGTTAATGTCTATTTTTGGTTTAGGCATTAGCTCTTTTTACCTGTAATGATTGTCTTGATCTTTTGCAGATATAGAATAGCGTCCATGTGTTCTTCAATGGCGTTTTCTATCCACTCTTCTAAAGACCAATCCTCACGATCTAATGTAGTACCATATTTAGCTTTGCCTACATTTGATCTAGATATAAACTTATCTACGATAGAATCTACAATAGAATCAGCTTTAGGGACTTCTCTTGTTTCTGGCTTAGTGTAACTATTTATTGTAATAGTTCCGAGGTCTTTATTGTACGTCATTTTTTACTAGTTCTTTTGGGTAAAACTCTGGGTTAATGTGTCCACACTTTACACATACGAATGTAGGAATTGGTAGAATACCGTCTTGTGCTTCTCCAGTTAAGAACTTACTAACCTTACGAAGGATTAGTGCTTCTTGAAATGTTTCATTACCACATGACTCACATTTAACTCCAACAGTTTTGTCGAGAGCAATGTTTACTTTTAATCTTTGATCTTGCATTGTTTGTTTATTTAAAGAGGTCTTTTATCTTTTTTGTTGGTCTAATTGTATTGTCATTTTCATCGACTACAGGTGCACGCCAAATTTCAAATGCTATCCATAAAGCAAATACAACTGCTACTATTAATAGATATTTCATGATTAGCTATTTTTATTATTCCAATAAATCTGTCTTATCTTTGCTCCTAACTCTTGATCATTAGGTGTTGAGTATACAAGCTCTTCACTAATTGTAAATAACTTTCTACTTCTTTCTTGTGAACACATGTGAGGTTCAAAACAACCTTGTCCACCGCCTTCAACATATCCTATTCTATGATCAATATGAGTTGACCTTTTATAAGGAGATTGTTTACCACATGTTACACAAACATCAAATGTGTCGTCATTGATAGATCCTACTGCAATTACATTGTCGTTTTCGTCAATTGTAAGAGGTACGTGTTGATTTCCCATATTGTAGATTTATTTAGTTTAATATAAAGTTACTGTTCTTTAACTTATTTTTTATTTTATCCTTTTAATAATTGTTTTCTTTGAACTAGTTTGTCTAATCGTGAATCTATGTGACTAAAAACGATTTTTTCTACGTCGTTTATGTGCCTGTAAAGAGTTTGATCTCCATCATTTATATTTCTGTTAATAAGATCAATATCTCTATAAAGTGTTTGTTGAGTTTGTTCTAACTGTTTGCTTATTTTACTTACCTTAACGACAGCATAAACAGCAACTATTGCCGTAGCAATAACCACCACAAACGCTATCCCTAAAATAAATGATAGTGTTTCCATAATTTATTTCTCCTTATATGTCAAAGAACAGTAACTTGGCACAGGGAGAGGACTTGAACCTCCACGCTGCAAAGCAGCCGGCCTTGATCATACAAGACCTATGTATACCACCGGTAGTCGTACGCCTACACGCTTTCACCACCCTGTGCAATTATTATTTCATGCCGTCTAAACTATTGTCAGTATCAGCATTTCTACGTCTTGCTTCTTCTGCTTCTTTATATACTTTCATCCATCTAAAAAAGATATCTACTGGTGCTAATGCCCAACACATTATAACAAGAGATAAGATGTCTAATCCAGGTGTGATACCAAGACCTCCTGTCATAGCATCTTTATTCCATCTACGTATTTGCATTAGTAAACAATAAATGAAAGAAAGAAAGTAATAGGTAATAAGTAATTCCATAATATTTGTTTTAGTTGTTCAAAAAAGTTACCGGTGCCCTAAGAGAGATTCGAACTCTCACGCCTCTCGGCACAGCATCCTAAGTGCTGCATGTCTCCCGTTCCATCATCAGGGCAGTGCGTTAGTCTTTTGAGCAGCCATAGTGCCCTACCGGTACTCACGCCTGAAGCGTGCAGCGCTAACATCCCGGCTACGAATAAGGTTTCGCACCGTCTTCAGTTCTTCAATATTGTATAGCCAAAATATCTTGATGTCTTTGAATAATGCTTCTAAGCTTTTTAGCATATCCTCTTGACTCAGAATATTTTCTATCTATGAATGATAGGTATTGTGACCTTGTCATATTCTTCTTTCTCATCGTATAGTCTTGGTACAATTTGTAGTCTTGAACAGAATGCATCCATGTTTCATATACAGCAAATCCACGATGATTCTTTTTAATAGCTACAGTCTCTCTAACACCAGGCATCATCATACCAAATAAGTTGTTACTGGATTTTAGGTTGCTGCTTTTGAAATGCCCTGTTTCAAGAATGGCTTGAGCAAACACGATCTCTGGGTATTTAATATCCATAGCTTGGATAGTCAACCACAGATTCTCTTTAGTGAGTAGACTCATGTCCTTACGATTATCGTGGTAAGGAATGAAGCTCATTAAGATAAAACAAATTAAGATCAGTTTCTTCATAACATACAATTTAAGACAATTTAGTTAATCTATTATAATTATTCTACGAAGTACTAATTGATGTCCCTCTAGGATTCGAACCTAGACTAAGTGGACCAAAACCACTTGTGCTACCGTTACACCAAGGAACAATACAGCGTCCTCTCTTGGGCTCGAACCAAGGACCTAGTGATTAACAGTCACTCGCTCTAACCAGCTGAGCTAAGAAGACACTATGGTTTATGTACTCAGTACGGGATTCGAACCCGTATCACCACCGTGAAAGGGTGGTGTCCTAGCCCTTAGACGAACCGAGCATATTATAAATTCTGTATAAATATATGTCAATTCGACGAATGAGATAAATTAATATCGCCTAGTACGCAGTATTTAATGTTTTGAGTGACGTTAGACGTTACTACGTTTATAGTGAATGATGTTACTGCATTAATTGATCCAAAGTTAAGTCTAGTTATATTATCATAGTCTGTTGAATTGAACCACAACACTTCTGTTATTGGTCTATAGCCTGATATATGTGTAGCTACTAAATAAGCATCACCTAGATCTAACACGCCATTCTTATTCACATCAGCAGCTTTCCATTGTTTTGTGCCAGTCATTACAAGACCTTGCGCTGTATTGTTAGGTGTGTTAATGTTTTGTACTTCACCCCACACTAAGTCAAAGTCAGTAGATGTTACACCTTGTATAGTGAGTGACGGCACGAGTTTATATGTTGAGTTTTGTTGAGGTAGAGTAAACGTATACGTCCCATTTGTTGCTACTGTTCTATAGTCCACAAGTTGATCAACACCATTCACTACTCTATATAAAGTTAGCAAAGGCCTTGAGCTTAGTCCTGCTGGTATAGTTACTGTTCCAGTTAATGTATTAGTGATCGCTACTGTATTAGTTGTATTAGCAGAATAAAAACCTGTGAATGTTTGATCGGCTGGGTTTGCCCATGTACCAAACTCGATTATGTAAGCGCAGCTGAAGTTGTCAGGTAGGTCATTCCAACAGCCGCCGCCTCCCCATTTAGTAACAGCGTAGTCTTCTCCTCCAGCATCATTAGGTTCACCACCACACCAGTTTTGATATGTGCCAGCTTGAGGGTTACCGTTATAGTTACCAATGTTGATTAGTGTTCCATTTTCAGGCCCTGCGTCCACTCTCCAATATCCTTCTTGTAGTCTATCTGATAGTGCAAACCAAATATTGTTTTGAGGAACGTTCGCTATAATAAAGTTTTGCTCATCTGATGATGTGATAGTTACAAGGTATCCTGTCTGTCCTTTAAATGTTTGTTGTGTTGATAATGTTTTAGCGCTTGTATAAGTAGCTGTTGTTGATATTGGTCTATAGAAGTGCCCATTAGTAGCATTATAGTAATATCCTGTAGGGTTAATAGTTGTTGATACAGATATTTGCACATTACCTAATGTAGAGCCTGTATTGATCTTGAGTGATGCTAAAGCGTTATTAACGTTAGCTTGTGTTCCTGTAAAACTAATACGAGTTATATTAGACCATGTATTATAGCCTGTAGCAAATGATAGTCCTGTAGTTGTAGTGATACTAAATGTTACACCAGATGGTGGGTTAACTAAGCCGATTGATGTTAATAGTGTTTCTGATGTAAATCCACTGATAACAAAACCACTTGCATCTTGGCCAGATGTACTTACTTGATAAGTTCTACCAGGAGGCGCAGTAATTGACTGAGCAAAAGACGTCAATGAAAATAAAACAAATAATATGGTTAGTAGTCTTCTCACAGGTTTATCTTACTACCTATTAAAAAGAAAGATAATATAGGAAAGTCTGGGTTAGTCGACATGTTTGCTTTATAGTTCATGTTCAGTTTAAACCTTCTACTTATTTTATAGTCGAAGCCAGAACCTATGAATGCACTAAACGTTCTATCAGTAGTCGTTACTTTCTCTTTAGTAGAATAGATTAACGGTGTTGAAATAATATACAATTCTGGTGATATGGTTAACTTTTTTCCTGTAGTGAAAGGCTTTGTATAAAATGCAGTTATTGATGGACTAATGAATGTGTTCTTTTCGTCTCCTGTTATTAAGGTCATAGCACCACTTGTATTAAAGCCAGTGACTCCCCACTTCCCAGCATTCAATATTCCACTATAGCCAACGAAGCCAATAATATTTCCATAAGAATAGACACTCGTTAGGCTAATGTTGTGAACCCACTTTAACTTACCATTCTTACTAAAGTTGATCTTAGTATACTTGCCAGATAGAGCAAACTGTTTAAAGTTGAACCAGACCATGCTGGTTAATCCCCAGCTCGACATTCCTGTCATTGAGGATTGATTCATGCTTAAATTTAAGATCGGTGTAAAGGTCTTATCTAGGTTCTGAGCGGTTGTGAAGTCTGATGATATTATAAGAGGATTAGTCGTACCACTTTTACTTCCATTCTTTCCACCTTTACTACCTCCTCCTCCACTACTACCACTATTATCATCTTTAGAACTGTTCTGATTCTGCTGGTCTATGTTCATTGTTGTTGTCGCTGCAACCTCTTCTCCTTTCGCTTCAGTCTTCGTATCTGTTCCTGTAGTGGAAACACTACTATTGCTACTAGAGCTACTACTGACAGGAACCCCAGCAGTACTGTTGTTGCCAGACCCTGAACCAGTAGTTGTGTTGCTTGTAGTGTTACTCTCGCTATTTTTATTATCTTTCTTTTTGTCTCCATCTTTATTGTTTTTAGTTGCTGCATCACTTCCACCACTAGAAGAAGCATTTGAAGTAGAAGCCGATGTAGCTACGTTAGTAATAGTGCTAGATGCAGCAGATTGAGCTTGGCTCATTATGCTACTAACTACACTTTGTACAGTGTTACCAATGATTTGTGATGTGATTTGGTTTTGTGTGACTTGCCCTTGTTGTTGACCACAAGGTGATATTTTACGGTAGTCTGCATATACTTGATTGATCCAGTTACCAAATGTACCGTTTGCTACATCATCTGCTACAAACGATCTTGATTGTCCATAGAAGTAAACAATAGTTCCTGTTGCTGGAACACTAAAATAAGTAATTGCTTTGGTACAAGGATCAACAAACTGATAAGTAAGCGTTTGTGCTTCAGCTTTCCAACTGAGACAAAAGATAAGCAATACGCTTAAGTATATTCTTAGCCTTTTCAACCATTTCAATTTTACTTTAATGATTGTAAAACCTTGTTGTTTGCTTTTATACGTGCTGCTGTTTTACGACCAGCTTTGATACTACGTTGATTATAATGTTTCTTTTTAGAACGTGCCATATTATTTAGTGAATACACCTTTTTTAATCATTCTAGTTAATATTCTAGCACAAGCAATGTCTAGTGCTTTCTTAGTTGCTATTGATACAGTTGATTGGTTGAATTTAACTGGGTCTAATGTAGCATCATTTAGTAATGTCAACTCACGAATAGTTTTAGCTTCACCTAAACCAGATGCTGCAATGATCTCTCCAGTCTCTGCATCAGTGAAACGAACTTGTAGACCTAGTCTAGTCACCATCATATTCTTTACACCATCTTTTAGATTGATCTCTTCATCATCAGACACTGACCAGTCATATACTTCGATCTCTACAAAGTAGTGAGCTAGTCTAATTTTACCACGACCATCTAATTTATCTTGGCTAATACCAGCTTGTGATGCTTGGAATTGCTTAACCATACGATTCTTGATCTCTGTTTTATCTTCTGTGAAAGTAAAACGGTTCAAGTTCTCCAAGTACTCTAATGTAATGTTAGCAACACCTAGGCCTACCTTCTTCTCTTTTAACTCTGGGTATTGTTCATATAACTCATCACCAATTCCACACTTCAAGATCTGGATAGGAATTGTTGGACCATCATAGTCCATTAAAGAGTCAATGTTGATCTTTGTTTCAAAAGACGCCTTGTATTGTTCAGTCGATGTTTTACCAACTACTTGAGCTGTACATTTAAAAGCAACCAATGTCATTAACCCAAACCAAAGTATTACCATTAAGGTAGTCTTTATTTGATCTTTAGTATTATTCATTTCCTTTTCTTTTGTTAATGAACTTGTCAACAGATGCAATACCAAAAGCACCAAGTACAATTACCATGAAGCCATCAAAAACAAACTCATGAATAGGCATTGTTTTACCCATTACACCAGTCACAATATCTGCGATTAAAGTTACAACCATCATTAAGAAGGCAGTAAAGCCTACTACTGATTTTTCGTTGATTGTATTTGAATCATCAAATAGATTCTTTAGAAATTGTTTCATAGTTGTTAGTTTAATTATGATTAATGAGAGTCGTCGTAAGCGTCTTTGAATAGACCACACTTTTGACACTCTAGTTCTCCATCGTTGTCAGAGTCTCCCCAAACGTGTTCACAATATCTATGTGATTTTAGTTCGTGCTCTAGTTTAAGCTTCTCCATTTCTTGCTCATGCTCTTGCTCATCTAACTCCATGATCTGACGGTGTTCTTGCTCATCTTTTTTAAGATCGTAGTTCTGCTTATTTTCAGTTACAGCAAGTTCACGTGCAGCTTGAGCTCCAGCTACAAATGCATCTGGGATTATTGGAGTATAAGGTTTGTTAGTCTCTTTCATGTCGTTAGTGTGTGACATGCTAGTGCCATCTTCTTCGTCCATCTTTTGAACTAACATCTTATCTTTATCAGTATCACTGAACCAATAATCAATGATCTTACCATAAGATCCGATAAAGGCTCCAAGTAATAACAATAGCAGCTCTTTCCATTCAGCTGCCATAGGTGTTCCTAAACCAATAGCAGTAAACATTCCTGCCATGATTAACATAAAACCACCTAATACTAACGCGGTGATAAACCACCTGCGCTTCATCATTGCATTTAAAAGGTCTCTAAAACCTGTAGGTTGCTGGCTCATTTTTACAGCTTATTAAAAGTTAAAGTTATATTTCCTCCTTGTTCAAACTCATTCCAAGCAAGAAGTGTTTCTCCACCATTTTGAGTTTGTGTCCAAGTTTTACCGTTTGCATCTGCAATCATTTCGATTGATTGATCATCTTCAGCCATCCATCCTCTGTCTACATATACACCGGCTTCTGGGCCAAAAGATAAATTACCTTGCATGTACCAAACACCAGGTGTAGTCCAAAATAGTAAAGACTTAGTGTTGTGAACTTCTGTTGAAGACCACGTTGCACTATTATTAGCACCAATGGTTTGATTGCCTGGTCCAACACCATCAATCTTTAAATTGTATGATGTGTTATTTTGTATAGTTATGTTTGCTTGCCACATATATTACCATTGAGCTGGTTTTTCTTTGAACTCGTCTCCTTCTTTCTTCTTAGGAGCTGGTGCAGGAGCCGCTGGCTTTTCAACTACTTTCTCTTTAATGATAGTTGTGTTACCACCTGCAGCTTGTTGTTGCTGTTGAGTGTTGTTAATGATAATTGAAGGTTGTGCTGGAGCAGGTGCTGCTTCGTCTTCACCTCCTGTTAACTTGGTTACACCCCAAGTACCTAAACCCATTACTGCAGTTGTAGCTACACCAATGATAGTCTTTTTAAGACCAGACCAAGTACCGTCATTTTGTTGCTCTAATTCTTCTGACATACATTTACATTTTTATATTTTAACAAATTGTTTTGCTAGTCTCTTTTGATTCTCGTTGTCTAATACCAATAAATAACGACCGTTTGCAGCTGATGTTAGATCAACTTGCTTAATAACCGTTGTTACATAATCATCACTCCATATCTTACCAATGTCTTTGATCTTACGTCCTTGGATATCATAAACAGTAGCGAGTGAAGTCATATTAGATTTAGGGAATACTACCACTAATTCAAAGAACCCACTAGTTGGGTTTGGTCTGATAGAAGCAGTTATCTCACCTTCAGGTGTTGGTATTACAGCTTGTCTTGTAGCTAATACTACATAATCAGACGCTAGATCAATATTGAAGTGGTCACCATTTCTGTCTGATGCGTCCATCAAGCTTCTTACATAAACGTTGGTCATAATGTCGTTAGTGCCAATTGGAGAGAACTTCAACTTGAATGGAGTGTAGTTACCTACTAGTGAGCCAAGGATCTGGTTGTTCATACCACCAAAACGGATAATACCATTAGCATCATCATGAGTTAGATATTGAAGCCAAGGCCCTTGAATGTTTGATATGATCTCTTCGAACTTAACCTTGGTAGGATCATATCTCATCTCAAACTGTAGACCGTCATTCTTAATACCATTTGTATTGATATTGAAGTTAGCATACATTGCTTGACCAGTTGGAGCAGTTACATTTGGTATGTTAACATTCAATGTTCCAATGTAGTTAGGTCTAGCAACTAGATCACCATTAGCATTGTATACTGGAGATGAATGTGTTCTATCAACGTCACCTAAGATAAAGTACTTGATGTCTACTCCAGTTAGGTTAACTGTTCCTACACTATCATAAATGTAAGTTACACCGTTGATGTGGCTTGGCCAATCATTCCATTGGTTAGCACCAAGAGTAAGTGAATCGTATACGTTCTTACTGAACACGTTGATTAACTTAGTAGTATCAATTGGCTTCAAACCAGATACAGAAGCGTAGATCAAATAAGCATCACCACCATCTAGAGCACTTGACTTGTTAACGTCAGCAATCAAATAAGCTAGACCGTTTCTCAAGTAGTTTCTACTGAATGCTTGGTTAACATCTGTAATAGTATACTCGTCAAATGTTTTAACAGCGTCTGCAATTGTCACAGCATTGTCTCTGATTGTTGCAAGTGGTGACGGGAACTTTACGTCTAACTTGTACCTAGTGTTCTCGTCTATATTATCAAGAGTGTAAGTACCATCAGCATTAACTGTTACAGAGTCTATGAAAGCATTGTTATTAGCTTGATAGCACCATACAACTGGACGTAGGTTCATATTAGGACCAAGCCATACTTTACCAGATAGAGTTAGATTACCCAACAGCTTTATGGCTAGTTTCTGGTTTGTCAGTTGAGCTACGTTGTCACCAATTGTATTACCGTTGACGTCAAACATACGAGCCCAATTGACAGTTATTGTGTCTGAGACGTAGTTTGGTGCTACTGCATTAATCTTGTACTTATTGTGGATAATATACCCGTTAGATCCAATAGTTGATCCACTAGATAGAACTAAGTAGTTACGGCCAACGGTCCAGTCTGTGTTAGAAGTATAGTTGTAAGTTCCTCCACTATAGGTATTATACTTGTAGTTGTCCCAAGTCTTGTAGGTAACTGATGGAGTCATACCGTTTACTGCGGCATCAACAGTAGTAGACAAGTAAGTTAATAGTGTCTTTTTGTACTGCCAGTCAACTTGGAATGTACGAACATCAGTTGATCCTGGTCTGTAATACCAGGCAACATCTAAGGTGTCACCTCGTCTAACTGTTGCTAGAGTTTGGAAGTGTCCAATTTGAGGTGTTTGTGAATAAGATACAAAACTGATTAAAAGCAATACGGCTAATAATAGTTTTCTCATAGTAGTTTATCGATTAGGTTAATAATGGTCTTTTTAAGGGCAGAACGAGCGGACGCTTGATTAAAACCACCACCTTCATCGATGATCATAGTTGAGGTAGATACTTCAGAACTTTTACCTGTTGCAACAAACTCTTTTACTTTCTTGTCATTCAAGAGTAGTATACCTTTGATTCTGATTATAGTCTCATTATCAGTTTTGTGAAACACGCTAACTCCGGTTGCAGTCTGTTGAATATCGAAGTAGATTATCTCCATATTCAACTTGTACGTACTAGAGTCAACTTGGCTAACCAAAACCATCTTGTCTGTCTTTTCTTGGATTGCCTCTTCAGCAATATTCTTTAATCCCAATGTTAGATTCTTGTTACCAACCATTGGTCCTATCTTGATGTTATTCTGGATCTTGCCAACCATTATGTTCATAGGTTGGGCAAAAACAGATCCAAATAAACATGTAAATACAAGTACTAAAGAAAAGATGATCCTCATAGCTAGGTATAAATATGCAAAAAAAAAGACCTGCACTAATGCAGGCCCTTCAATTTAATGTATTCTAATCAGAATTAATATCTAGGGATTGCTCGGTGAGGAGGCATCATTTTCTGGCAATTGCAAACTGGACGGGTATTTCTGAAGTTACGCATTCCACTCTGTCTACGTCTTTGCTGCATCATTCTAAACTGCTGTTCAGTCATGGTAATGATCACTTTACCGTCTTTATGTTCTACTTTAGGTCTTTGTTGAGCTTGTCTAAAATCAACGTAGTCTCTAAACTGGTTAGGTAGAGGGCGTTGCATTGGAGGTTGAGACATAGCAACTGTTGTAAATAGAACAGCTACTAGAGTTAAAATTGTTTTCATAGTTGATAGTTTTAGTCAATAGTTAGAACCTTCTTGAGGTAAAAGGTTTAGTTAGGCTCCAGTATAAGAAAGTGGCTGTTCTGTCCAATACTCTTTTTCCATCTCTTCTGTCCACTGATCTACTGGGTCATTGACAAATTCAAATCTTTCTGGGTCGAAACAATTAAAACCTTTTGGTGGTTCTACTCCATCTAGCAAGAAGTTACCTCGTCTGGTCACATCTTTAACAAAATAGATCTCGCCTTCTTTTAAGATGTTGCCATCTCCTTTTACACAACGTACTAACATATATTGAGTTTAGTTTAATTAAAAAAAGACGTTTCAACGGTAGTCTTGTCCGAGCAGATTCCCTCGACAACCTTGATTGGATTACTTAGCTACTTCAGCTGTGTCAGCTTTAACAGTAGTGTCAGCAACAACGGTAGTATCAGCTTTAACGGCTGTACTGTCTTGAGCAGGAGTTGATTCAGCTGCTCCGTTGCAAGCGGCAAAAATTAAAGCCACTGCAAGCACGGTCATCATCTTCTTCATGTGTTTTTTGATTTTGTTATGATGTAAATATAAGAAATAAAACCCATTTATAGACAGTCTATCTATAAAGTATACCACTTTTATTTTTGGGTCTCTTTACTCTTGATGATTAGTTCACCTATCACTTCGATCTTTCCTACTAATCTTTGAAACTCTGTCTGAGTCATATCAACGTTTTCTGTAGCTTTGACTAATTTATCTAGTAGGTCTTTGTACTCTTCTTTTCCTTTCTCTGGGTCGAACTTACCTTTCTTTGCCTTATCGTAGTAAGGTAGTTTTACTATAAAGTGATTGTAAGTAAGCATACTAACACCACCTTTTTCTTTGGCGTTGTCTGCAATCTTTTCTGCACCATCACGGCGTTTGGTTGAAAACTCTTCAAACTTCTCTGATTCGTTTACAACTTCGTTTAGTATATCGATTAGGTTTGCCATATTATTTTAGTAATGCGTAGTACTCTTGGAAGTGCTTTAGACGATCAGCTAGACCGATAGTTCCACCATTTACTCTCTTAGTCACCATAGTAACTACTTCAGGAGTAGCTCCTTTATCAGCTAGTTTGTGTAGACCATTCTTGTTAAAGAACCAGGCAGCAGAAAGAAGTGGATAAGTTGTAGCCACTAGGTCTGGATTAGATGGAATGTCTTCTCCTATAGCTTTTCCAAAAGCGGTGTAGTTGTCTTTACCAGTCAACTGTATGTAGCCACGGCCACGAAATTTGTAACCGTCTCCAGATGCTTCAGCACCATTTCCCATCCTTGATGCATATACCAAGTTAGCAATCTTTTCAGGTTTACGCTCATATAACTTTGCTTTTGCTTCGTTAGGAAAGTACTTTTTAAAGATACCCATAAGACCTTTGGCACCGTAGTTTAGATTCTCATTGACAACTCTGAACTGTCCAGATTCGTGGCCACATTGAGCCAGGAAATGCGCCAGGCGTAGGGGTGTGTTGATCTCGAACTTGGCAGCAGTGTCTGGGATCTGGGCTAATACTTTATCTGGAATGTGCCCTTTTAGTCTTGATATATCCATACCTAGAATTTATAGGTATAAATATCTAGTAAGCTTATTTGAAGCTATTGAATGCGTTTCTAACTTGATCTTTAGATAAAACCCCGGTCTTTCTATATGCAACATTTCCTTGTCCATCTAAAATGATTAAAGTAGGGATAGACGAAACGTCATACTTCTGGGCAAAAGTGGCATCGTAGTCAACATTAATATCATTGATTGGAACTCCTAGTTCACTAGATACTTCTTGTACGATAGGTTTGAATGTCTTACATGGGCCACACCAAGGGGCACTGAAATACAACACTGTCATTGTTTACTTTTTATATTAATAATTGAATTTGCCTTTTCTTCTTAAGTCATGAGTCCTAGTAGGTCTTACTGGCTTGAAGGTATAGCCTTGTTTAGGTTTGTTCTTCTTCTGCCAGTCCTCATAAATATCTTCTTTCAGCCACTGATCTGTCTGCTTTTTCATTTGAACTAGCAAGAACTCTACTCTCTTTTCTTTTAATGACCAACTCATATGGTCAAATATAAAAAAGAATCTTGAATTATATACAGCTAATGTTTTTAGTACAAGCTAACCTCCTCAGATATTTATATGTATATGATCATTGTAGAACAAATCTCTTGGCTTCACTTTGTAAAACTACCTAGTGTTAGTAAGCTTCCACTAGAAGAACAGGTACAGAAGTATAGGCAGTATTTGTGTGAGCTTGAGATGATTAGACATGGTATAGAGTGTGGAGGAAAATCTGCAACCATAGAAATTGTAAACGAAGGATTTTTACAGCAAGAAGATCTATACTATATACTACAAGAAGACGGATCTAAGATTTATGTAACAGTAGAAAACTAATATAACATGCCAGATTTACCGATATCGGGTTTACCATCATTAGCAACCCCAGAATCAACAGACGTATTTGCAATTGTAAACGGTGGCATCACCAAAAAAACAACAGTACAAGCTGTTGGAAATGCAGTATTTAATCAGATATCTTCTTCTATAATACTTCCTAGCCAGACAGGATCTTTTGGAGTCGCAAACTACTACGGATCTTTTTTTCATACAGCATCTCTGACTAATCCTGTACCTGGTACGCCTAACACTATGTCTTTAAGTACAACTGACATATCTTATGGAGTTACAGTATCTGGGTCTATAAAAGATAAAATTAAGTTTGCAAACGCTGGAATTTACAATGTACAGTTCTCAGCGCAATTAGATAAAACCTCAGCAGGCTCTGATTTTATTACATACATTTGGATTAAACAAAATAACTCAGACGTTCCTATCTCAAATACTGGCGTAACAGTTTTAGGTGGATCTAATGCAAAAACTGTAGCTGCTTGGAACTGGTTTGTTAACGCTGCAGCAGGTGATTACGTTCAAATCATATGGGCGTCTTCTAATGCTGATGCTAGGGTTCAATATGATCCAAGTCCGCCTTATGGACCTGCGGTACCATCTTTAATAGTTACCGCTAATAGAGTCGGTTAAAATAAAAAAGCCCCTTATTCAGGGGCTTCTTTTTTATGGTTGAGTAAGAATATTACTTACCAAATGTGTAGCGAATACCTAACTGAGCTGTCCATACATCAAATACAGATGAATTGTACATGTATGTATCTTTTGCTAAGTAAGTAACACCTGAAGCATCTCTTTGAGTTGCTAGGCGGTATGTTGGAACGTTGTTAGCGTCACGGCTTACAAAGTTCAACAATTGTGGAGCACCTGCACGTTGAGATACGCCCCATTTATTATTCAACATATTACCAAAGTTCAAGATGTCTGCACGAATCTGGAAAGCATTGCGCTTACCTTTGATCTTAACAAACAAGTCTTGAGCAACTGAAAGATCGAAGCGGTGTAGGAAAGGAAGTGCTAGAGCATTTCTTTCAGCATACTGTCCACGACGAGTTGACAAATATGGATCTTGAGAGATGAATCCTTCAAAAGCTGCTTGTTGTTCAGCTTCAGTATAAACACGTGTTCCTACAGTAAGTGGTGAGAAACGAATGTCTGAACCTTTAGTTGGTACAAATACCAAGTCATTGTTAAACACACGGTCACCATTTAAGTCACCAGCTACAACATAAGAGAATGGATTGTTTTGAGCACCTACATAACCTAGAGTTACTGTAGTAGCGCCACCATATTTCTTACCGTATTCTTTTCTATAACCTAAGATACCTACGATACGATTTCTAACTAAGTTAGATGATGTAGCTAGGTTTAAGGTATTATTTCCAAATACAGATACTGCAGACTGCCAAGAACCAGATGCAATAGATCCTGCATCCATAAAGTCTTGAGCATTAGCATTTGTGTAGGCAACGTATCCCCAAAGACCTTTAGAGATTTGCTTCTCTAACTTGAAAGTTGCTGAACGGTTGAACGAACCATTTCTGTTTGTTAGAACTGCTGCCATTGACACGTTGTCGTTTACACGAACACCATTATCATTATTAGCATACAATGGTCTGTTATCACTACCGAGTAGATTACCTACTGGCTTGTCTAAGTTAGCATTATAGTAATGAACTGCATTAAGCGTTTCGTTATACAACAATTCAACACTTGCTACTAAACCTAACCAAGGTAGTTTTTGATCAATTGCCAAGTTA